AAAAGCCAGAAAGATTATTGAGATCAAGCCCCAAATGGAACTTGATCTTCCATGCGAATGCACTGAAAAATGAAAAATAAATTGCGCATGACCTACAGCCTGATGGATGAAATCATGGCGGCCAAAGACAAGCCACTGCCAGAGTTCAAAATCCGGCATCAACTGTCGAGGATGCACCAAGGGCTGCACGCGCTTGAGACAGCCGAAAAGCCCACCAGCGATGACTGGCAAGTGGTCAGTGATGCCATCAACATGATCGAGACACTGACCCTCACAAACAATGGGGTCTGGATCGACTGCGATGGCGATCCAGTGCAGATCACCGACAGCAGTGGCCTGCTGCAAGACGCTGTGTCTGCAATGGCCCAAGCTGGCCGCAGGCACTTTGAACACGGCGTGATTCGCCTCGATGCCAAAGGCATTGCGACAATTCGCGCCGTGCTGGAGGATTACGCGCAATTGATCCAGGTGCTGCCTGCCAGGGTCATGATCCACTGCCACCGCAAAACCGAAATGAAGCTGCACGACATCATCAGAGGCAAAGCCAAGCCGAATGATGTTGTTGTAAAAAAGACACGGAACAAATAATTGTCTGCCTGTTGTGTTGTATTGTGTTTTTGTGTGTATAATTCAACACATCAACAACGCAACGGAGAAAACGACATGAACGCAACAAACGCAACAAAAAAACTGGTCAAAGCTGGTTTTGAGATCACACAGACAGGCAATCGCTACATGGCCCAAAAAGCCTCAAACATCATCTCTTTTGTTGTTCAGTTTGAGTCAGTGATCTGCATCAAGATTCGCAGCGCAAACGATCATGATGACATTTGCAGCGACTACAGCGCTGGCGTGTTTTGCGATAACCTGACACAGGCAATCAAGCTGGCATATTAAACCCACCGGGGCCACGGCCCCATCCATTAACCAACCGAAAGAAACGAAATGAAACCCTCACACATGACAACCCCCCGCACCCTGGCCGAATGCACCTTTGAGCAAGGTTATTGCTCTATTTACCCCATGGCTCACCAAGAGCCAGCCTGGGAAAAGTGGGCTGGCATTGCCCTGGCATTTGTCATCGGCATTGGCCTGGCTGTGCTGCTGGTCGCCTGGTGGTCTTCATGAATAGCATCATGGATCTGGCGAGGCAGGCGAATCTTCCAGCTTGCCATTTGGAGCATCCAAAGGCTTTGCAGCGTTTTGCTGATCTGGTGTCTGAACGTGAATTGCAGGCTTGCATCGATGTGCTGGAGGGTCTGCACGCCTGCCAAGACAACCACAATTATTATCTGTATGCCAGCAAGACGCTAAGAGACATCAGGGGAAGTAAATGAGTTCTAAATTCTGCACTGCCTGCCAGCGCGACAGGCTGCCAGAAGGTGGCGTGCAGACCAGCGCCAGCCGCTGGCTGTGCGCCAAGTGCTGGACTCATTTCACTCAAAAAAAAACCAAGGCATAAAGCCTTGGTAAATCCCCCATCCAAAAGAATGCAGCAATGGCAATGCTGCACCTCAAGAATACATCATTCAAGACAAGAAAAGCGCCTTTTCAGCAATGCGCCTTTTAACCAGCCCAGGCAGCACCTTGCCACCGCCCTTTGTCCAAACCATGAATGCCTCGGCTGCATCCTCCCAATCACCTCGATTGGCCTTCATGCGAATGGTGGACCGCTGAAGGTTGCCTAGCCCTGCATTAAAGGCAAAACTGACCAGAGCGTCAAAAGAGCCTTGCTTGCCAGCACAGCCGGGAACAAGTCGTAGAACACCACGTTCAAAACTTGCAACGTCAGTTGCGAATAATTCTTCGATCTCCTGTTTCGTCCAAACACGGGCATCCTCCGGTTTCAGTGGGTATTCCTTGCGAATCATGGCAATGTCGGTTCTGCCTTCTGGTCGAACCATAGGCAGTTTGATCTGCTCTTGGTACAGCACATGCCCGTATCCAATCGTCCAAATGTGCGCCGGACAAAGGTAAGGCTTGTTTCTGCACCCTTCGTACTGGTGCATCAGGTCAGCGCCAGCCTTGGAGAGCTTCACTTCTTGCTCCAGTTGCGGCTCCCAAACCAGAAGCCAATGATGCCGCCAAGCATTGCCATCTCGTCAGGGCTAAAAATAATGTCAGCGTAGCGCAGCACATCATCCATGCTGGTGATTAGGCCGGGATTGCTCCAGAGGTAGTAACAGAGGAACGCATTGATCGCCAGCAACTCAAGCACAAACAGGTATGTGACTGTCGGGCGCACTGTGCCGATGTAATTGGCAACCCATGTTGAGGCTTTGGCAAGAACTGCCTTGTCGTGATCTTGAGCGCCCTGCACCATGTCCGATTCGGTCTGCATTGCCACCTGTTCGGTGCGGATCTCCTCGATTCGGGATTGAGCAGCAAAACCAGCAGCCGCCAGTTGAAGTTCACGCTCGGTCTGCACTTGCGCCAGCGCCAGTTCGTGTTTTTGGTCGGCCTTGTTCTGGAAGTATTCCAGCAGCTTGGGCAGGCCGGAGATCAGCAAGCCGCCGAGGGTTGATAGCAGGGACAGCATTATGAGTTCCTTTGGTTGAAAAGTTGGTAAATGACCGCAGCAAAATAAATGCAAATGGCGACTGTGAAGGCCAGAACACTCCACCAAAACACCTCAATGATCTTGGCCCTTCGGCGCAGCTTGGCCCGGATCTCCTCCTCTTGGGCCTCTTTCCTTTGCTTGGCTGCCTTGGCCTGGAACATGCGCCAGTCGTCAATCAGCCCTGGCCTACCGTAGTAGGTCATGGCTCGTTCAAGTTCAGCCTTTTGATTCTTTATCTGCTCCAGTGCAAAGAATTCTTCGGCATCGGTGTTGACCGTATCGCCAGATTTCTCAAGCAGCCTTTTTCTTAGCGCAGCCTCACTGTCAAAGAGTTGCCCCAACGCCTTGCCAGCGTTCATTAGGTCGCCAGAGTTCTGCACAGCCTCCTTGATGACTGCAAACGCTGCGTTAGCCGCCGCCAGTTCAACCAGCATAAGCAGACCTAAAAAACGGAACCAAGATGTAGGCGCACCAAATGACGATGGAGCAAACCCCGACCGCCGCGATGAATGCAACGGCCCAATCTTTCATGTCAAAGCCCAAATATTTTTTTGACAAATTCAGCCGCGACACCCGGCCCAAGCAAGACAGCCGCGATCACCGCATAAAGTAGATATTCGATCTTTGCCATGCGCTTGGAGCCGGACTCAAACGATTTTTGAATGCCCTCGTAGCGATGAGCGCAGACTTGTTCGTGTGTGCTCAATCGGGCCTCTGTTGCGTCGATTTGTTCGCTCATGCGTTACTCCAAAAAGTATCCAGTTGCGTTTGTGCCAATTTGCGCAGTCACCGCTGTGCCTGCGGTCTCTGATCTGAATTGAAGCGAGACGGTCGAGGTGGCGTTGCCGGAGGTGTTTTTGAACGCCAAATTGATCATCGCCGAATTGTTGCCTGCAACCGAGGCTGTGCCCAGCACGCCAGCGGCCAGCGTTGCCCCTCCCGCAATGTCCACTGCATCGCCATCGGTCAGCGACGTAGCCGCCGCCGCGCTGCTCAAGTTCACCTCGGCAAACCATGAACCAATCAAGTTGCCGTCCGCGCCAGCAGGGTGTGTTGCTGAGTAACCATAAAAAGCACCTGTGTTGGTGGCCGCAGATGTAAAGATCAATCGGCCAATCAATGTCAGCGTCTGGTTCGGTGGAATGCTGAACACGTGGCCCGTCAAGTCCGCTGGCGTGATGGTGTTGTTCGCCTGTGGCGTAGTGATCAGTGCCGATACAAAGGCGAAATTTACCGCCGCCGTAGCTGCTGCCGCAGAGTTGGCCGCGCTGGCAGCCGAGGCTGTTGCGTATCCTTGCGCCGCGTCGCGTGCGGCATTCACCTGGCTGACGATGACGGTTTGCAGACCCGTTGCCGCCGCAGTCAGATCATTGGCTGCGTCGATCAGGTCTTGCGTTTGTGTTTCAATGGTCATGGCTTAATCCTTCAAACTGTCGGCGCTTCAGGCCAAGTAATTGTCAATGGAAAGCCCTCTTGCGCAGGCAAGTCGAGCAGAGCCTGACGATAAGAGATCCACTCGGATTTTTTCGCAGCACTCAGGCTTGCCCAACGCATCGGGTTCATCGTGTCAATGTCATCGGCCAGAA